GGACCATGGCTTCAGGATTAGCAATTCGAACTTGAGTGGGGATAAATGCTGGCAACGCTAGAGCAGGAGCAATATCTCTTAGCCCCTTGATTGCATCTTTTCCGCCTAGGTCAATGATGTTGAGCAACTGCGCTTCAATCTTAGGAGCATCGCCATTGATAGAGATTGCTCGGAGCAAGCGGTCTAAAGTATCGGCATCTAGGCGACCAAGAATCTTCGCCAACTCATCCACCTTGATTTTGTCCGTTGCGTTACGGATTGCATTAACGAGAACTCGCGCCATTGCCGCTTCTTCAGCGGTAAGAGGGTTTCTGGAGCCTTCTGAGCCAGAGCCGAACCTAATTGCCATGCTCTACTCCAAATCGCCGTCTAGCGGTTCCTGTCCTTCTGGAATATCCAGTTCTTCTTCCAAAGATGGCGGTGCATCAAAGTTTTCTGGAGCCGTAGCGCCTTCTGCATCTGGCATCGCTGGAGCGCCATAGGCTTCTTGTCCATCATGCTCGGCAGGTGGTAATCCAGCCAAATCACGGAGGTAATCTTCTAACTTAGGGTCTGGCATAAGAACACCAGCGGTAGCCAACTTGGTTACGAAGTCTGAAATCTCAGTCAAATCAACATGGCTTACTTCTCCGTAGGTAAGGTACGGGCATCGTGAACCATCCATACCATTGAGTTTTAGAAGGCGTGGAATCGCGTATTGGTTAAATACTTCGGCAATGTTTTTAGCAATTGAATCAACTGCCATTGACCATAAATCCATCTTGGTTGAACCGAGGGCATAAGAACCTACGCGGTCAGAGCCTAAAAGAATAAAGTCTGAAAGGATTGACATAGACATACGCTGGTCATAGCGCTGAACAATCTTGTCTGTATCGAACTGGCGAGAACCGCCTGAAGATAAGAGAACTAGGTCGAACTGCTTATGTCCTGCATCATCGTAAAGCGTTGGGAATACAACACCCTCTTGCTCATTGCGCTTGATAGATGTAACAATGTTTTGAACTGTTGCTAAAACATTTGCTTGCTCTGCTGTCGCCGCGCTTGATAGATACTCAGGTGGTACATAGGCAACTGGTAATCCTGCAAGGTCGCGCTCGATACCGACTGCTTCGATTTCTTCGATACGGCGCTTGAAGAACCAAGGGCGATATGCGTTACGAAGGATTGAGCGACCTTCTGGGTTATTTTTAGCCGTAGTTGTACGGAATAACAAAGCCTTTTCGATAGGGATGATGTGAGTGCCACCCGATGATGGGTCGGTCTGCTCCATCGCTTGAATTCCACCGCGCTCATCAATCTGCCAGCGGAACAAAGTTTCTTGGGAGCGGATAGGCAACTTGCGCCATCCGATTTTATTATCTGTGTGCTTTGAACGCTTAGATGGGTCTTTTGCCTCTGGACCTGTACGGACTTTGTAAACAATCTCGTTATAGGAATAACCGTAAACTAGCATTGAAAGAATTTGTGAAAGAGTTTGGTCCCATGAATCTGACATATCGTGCAAACAAGAATCTATGAACGCCGCGACTTCTTCATCTTCAGGCTTTACATCGCCATCTGCGGAATTATCTGAATATGGGTCTACGCGCCATTCAAGACGAGTAATAACCTTTTCAATCGCATAAAGCATTGACCCGATTGTTGGGTCGTTGTCAGCCATTTCACGATAAACGCGAGCGCCACGAAGTCCACGAAGATTAACTAAGAATTCTTCGTAAACCGTTCCACCTGAACGGCGTAGCCCAGTAGAGCCGAGTTCCTGTAAATCTGGCTTTTCTGCCATTGTTTCCCTCTACTCTTTAGATGCTAGTCCGACAAGAATTTTGATTGCCTGTTCTTCGTTAAACCCTGCGCCCTGCAACTCCAAGAATAATTCATGTGTCTGCACAGCGAAAGCACCGAGAACGGACAAGACTCCACCGCCATTTAGGTCAGAGTAGTCGTGTTCCACCCAATGATTTTAGCATTAAGTGAATTTTGTACTTATTCTCCGTCTAGGACAAATTCCTTGCAATTCATACGCATAGTGGTAATTTCTTTTGCAAAGGCGCGAGCCATGTCTTTTGTACCCGCTTGAGCGTACATACGATGTTCTGTCTGCTCGCCAAGTGAATTAAATGAACGAAACGAAATCCTAAAAGGCAACTCATGGGATGTCTCGGTCAATTCGATTTCTACATAATCGCCCACATCAATCTTGTGCGATACGAACGGTCTGCCAGATTCGGATACAACGACTTTAGCGCCAGCAATATTGCTAACGAAGTAATCAGTCCAAGCCACGATTTTCCCCTTTCATAAGGAAATTATTAACCCCTATCATACTATACGATGGTTAAAAAGGCGCAACATCCGAACTGAATGGAGCGCTCCAAGGGTCAGGCGTGGATGGATTGAATGAGGCATCTGTGCGCTGGACAACGCTTGCGGTGGTTACATGGCGCTTGAGGTCAATTCCAACATTCCATGCGGTGACGGCAATCTTTGAGCGCTTAGCCCCCGTTGCCTTGTCATCCCAATTCTCTTGAACTGCGGTTCCGACCACAATCACGGACATTCCCTTTTGAACTGAATCGGCTACATTCTCTGCGGTCTTACCCCAACATTTAATATCCCAAAATGTTGTATCGGTGTTTTCCCATGAGCCATCGGCTTGCTTAACTGATTTTGATGATACGACTGTAAAGGTTGCAATTGCTTTTCCGCTGGGGATAACACGCAACTCTGGGTCGGCTACTACATTTCCCGTTATAGTTAATTGAGTCATTAGATTCTTCCTTCGGTAATAGGTATCGGGATGATATTTAGTTTTGTTCTCATGCTTTGTCTTTCTCTGGCAGAGGTTCCTCCCCAGATTCCGACTACTGTGTAATGTAACGCGTAGGTCAGACATTCTTGTTTCCAAGGACACCTGCTACACATTGCCTTTACTTTTTTATTCTCCTCCGTGATTTTATTCTTGTCTGGAAAATAAAACTCTGTATCAATCTGTGAGCAAATCGCTCCTTCGAACTGCCACGGTTTCAACACTAATAAATACTTCTCTCTCCTCATTGACAATCAACGGATATGGGGAATTAGGAGATAACCTAGCCAATAAATTGCCATTACGCCATACCTTGCCTCCAGCAATTCCATCGTAATTAGAACTCTCTGGCTTTACTAAAGAGTCACACTCATTCCAGAATTTACAGTTTCGGCAATATTGCAACCCAGGCTGTGCAAGGTCTAATTGATATTGGTCAAAGAGCCACGGGTCTGAATTGCGACACGGGGCGTTATCAATAAACTCTAATAAACTCATGGTGTAAATACTAGAGTTAGTTATTCGAATTGTTTGTGATTTGGCTCTCTTGGCGTGTCGCTAAATCGCCGTATCTTTCAACTAGGAGTTTCTGGAGAAGTTCCAGTCTCTCCTTCTCCGTCATCGTCATCGTCAAAAAGGTTGTCCTCTCCCCATGTATCTATCGCGTGATGCAGTAATCCTTTTTGTCGCCAATCAGGTTGCTGGTCATCTGCCAAAGTAGTTGTCCAGAAACCGTTAGCGGTTCCATCTGTCCATTCCGCTACCAAGACCCAGCCAGTACAAATGGCTGGGTCAAGGAAAGCAACTCTGGCTATATCAGCAAGAGCGTTATCTATCGCGGAAGGTTTTTTCTGTTCTTCATCCATGCACCAACTCTAGTACCAAAGATTTCGGTGCCAGAAAGAATTGGCTTCGCATGGCGTGTCGTAGCGAGATTGGATATAGAGAAATCCTCTTTCAATCTGTCGCTCAACCGTAGTGTCTGGGTCAAGTCCTAGAATCTGAGGAATTCCTCCTGCGTGAAGTCGCTCGCCATTTTGGTAAACGGCTTGCTTGTTATACGCATTTGGTCTCCAATTTGATTCGCCAGTCCACAAATCAACGAGACAAGCCCATTGCTTAGGTGTATCCCAGCCAAATAAAGCCAACTGGGTTTTGGCGTATTCCTTTGCCGCCTCTGGTGTTCTTTCAACCAGAACTGGCTTAGGAGGTTTTACTGGTTCAACTATTTCAACTGCATTTGCCGAAGGGTCTCTTGGCATCTGAAGCGGATTGGTTGTAATCAGTAATGCGCTGATTAGCGCTATGTGAATCGGTTTTAACGAAAGTTTTCCATAAGTACGCATATTCCTCCATGGTTCGGAGCGAACGATTCGGCGTTACTGGATGTAACGAATCCCTGTCGTCAGTATCGGACTGACCTCGCTTTTGAGGTGTAGGTAGTTTGCGACCTAAATCAAAGGTAGCAGATTATTCTGTGATTACAAATTAAGTGGGGTAATAAATAAAAAGGTGTTCGGTAGGGGAGCCAACACAATGCCAGTCTATGAGAGAGGACAGACAGCATCGGGCAATCTACCCTACCGAACTTGGGTACCCGAGAAAAATGGTACACCAATGATATGCAGAACACCCGCTGGGAACGGAACGGCGCTCGACCAGCGGGTGAACTTTATTGATTAGTCTAGGCGACTCTGACCGTAAGCATTGATTCCGTACTTGTTAAGCACTTCAGCAAATGCACTAGCGAAAGCCGCTTTGCGGTCTACGCTTTGTCCGAATTCACGAACCCAGATTTCGTAGCCACCATAGTAGCCCTTGCTACCGATTCCTTGAGCCTTGAGCCAATTCACAAACGCACCTCGCGCTGGTGAAATGTTTACCCAAGCAAATCCGCAAAGACCATCAAGGATGTAAGTTTTCTTACTGAAGTCAATCTCATTGCTAAGACCGATTGCATCTCCAACAATAAACTTTGGAGTATCTGCATCTTTGCCAGCGTTGAGACCAGCCTCGTATGCTTCACGATAAATGTCTCGGCATTGAGACTTTGTTAGAGCCTTTTTCTTGGCTTCTTGCTTGGCGACATAAGCGCCGATAATACGATTGCTTTCTGCATGAATGTCTACTTCTGACATTTTGTATCCTCTCTCTTGGTGTATGACCAGTATAACCTACTGGGGTTTAATAATCAAATCCAAACGAGCCTTACGGCGAGCGTGTCGCTTATCGGCTTCCTCGGACAGTATGCGCTCGCGCTCGCGGGCGCGTATGCGGGCGAGGGAGGCTTCAGAGACCTTCTGAGGCTCTTTGAACTTAGCCCATGATGGAATTAACATCAGAACCACTTTCCGCTCTCTATTGACCCCACAACGCCGAAAACGGCGAAGATGAGGAGGAATAGCCCCAAGGCATCTAGCCATTCTGAGACCTTTTGACCGCGCTCTGTTACGCGACCACCTTGCTTGGATAGGTATTTAGCCAACATATTTTCTCTCCTTTTCTCGAACGATTCCTAATGCAACGAGAGAGGCATCTGCCTCGCATCGAAAGCAATAGGGCTTACCTTTTACGAAAGTGATTCGGAATTCCGAACCGCAGGTGTAGCACTTCATACAATCACCTCGAATTCATTTCGGTTTGTGAACACAGCAATAATGTCCTTCTTCTGGACTTCTTTTTCAAGCACCACGCCATCTTTATCAAGTCGTGTTGCAAACCATTCAGCCTTGTCGCGCTTGAGTGTCCAAGAGATTCCATCCTCGTTGATTCCCTTTTGGCATCCTCGATAAATCTTGACGGTATCTGGAAGGCTTGAGAGAGCAAGAACTTCATCTCTGTCCATTAAGCGCTCGCGCTTTGGGCGGTCAGAATTGAATAACTCTCTCCATTGCTCAAGATTCTGCCAAGCATTTTCTGTGTCTGTCCAGATTGAAGCAAGAAGTGACCAATACTGCTCATCTGGTAAATCGTTGGCAATCGAAAGAAACGCCTGTAAACGATATGGGCGCTCATGTAGGTAAATGATTCGGCTGTACTTTCTATGTAAAACCGCATCAATTAAATCGCTTTTCTTTTGAAGATAGTAAGCATTGGCTCTGCCGTTTGAAAATAGCGGTACCTGATACACCAATGGGTGACGAAGTTGTGGACCTAGCGCTCCATCCTTTTCAAAATACGGAACTAGGTCAGGATGAAGTGGCTCATTGGTCTCTGCCAATAAGCGCTGAATTGTTTCGTTTATCTCAGTCATCGGTTCCCTCTTTTCTTGTACTTATCTTGCAGTATTTTCAACTGCTGGTCAAATGAAACGCCGTGCTTCTCAGCAAGACTTTGGCAGATGATGTCTGCCTTATCTTGAGCCTTGAGAATCAAATCCTTTTGGTGCTGGATTGATTCCTCTGTGTGAGGCTCTCCGTTGTAGTAGTGAGTGACAACCTCGCTATTGATTCTGTACTGAAGGTTGTTCCATTCAGAAACCGCTGTGCGCTCTGTGCGGATGACCTCTGTGTACTTTCCATCCTTGAAGTAGAGGAATTCGCCTGATGCTGTTGGGGCATCTGCCTTTTCCTTAGCCAACTTTGCTTCACGCTTTGCATCGCGCTCTGCCTTTGCTTGAGCCTTTGCGATTTTGTCTGCTGTGACAATTCGTGATGGGCGATTCAAAGTTTCTGCTGGAGCAGATGGATAACAGATTGTGCAAGCATCTTGACCAGCATCCTCAACGATTGTTGCCTCGTCATCGTTGCTGTACTGAACCAACCATGTGTAACGAGTTGTTGGGAAGCAGGTCGAGCAATTCAATGAACTGTGAACATGACCGTTGCTGTTGATTACCAAGAACGCTCTTGTCCATGGGTCTTGGTTGTAAATGTCATCAAGGCTTTTGATTGCCGCATTAACTTCTTTGATTAAGACATTGAGGCTGGCAATTTTTTCCTCGCACTTGTTGATTGATTCTTGATTGTTTGGATAATGCTTCTTGTAGAACTCCAAAGTATCAATCTCTGTTAATTGCTTGCTGACAAGATTCCAGCGCTGGTCATGCAATTCAGCAAGGTTTGTATCAATCTTGACCGCGAACTCTTTTGTAACCATCTTTGTCCTCTCTCTCATTTCTAAAGATACACTACTGGGGTTAGATATGCAAACTCATGCCAACCCTGAATCCTCGGCGTGTCTACGCTCGGCTGGAGCCTGAGCCTGAATCCTCGATTTTATTACCCAACCCCAGTATGGTAAAATAGGAAATGAGAGGGGGCAGATATGAGAATCGTCATCTGTTCTGAATGTGGCAAGGAATGGCAAGTCCGTGGAGGCATGGCTTTTGAAAGCCTTTGGCGACACATCAAGAGAGAACACAAAACTGAACAAATCCAAGTCGCGGCGTAAGGAGAGATATGCCTAAAAGTAAAAGAGACCAAACCCAGCGGGTTTACAAGGCTGAGAATTATGTTATGGAAAAGAAAGAGCAATGGACTCTTGAAGAATGTCAGAAATATGTAGACAAACTTCTCAAGAAGAAAAGAATTCAAGACAACTATCCATGGGCGAAGAATCACAAAATCTTTGTGACCCATGGAGGCACAGGTCGAAGGATGGCTTATGCGACCTTCACCTATCGCGGGGCGACAATTAAATTACCGCCTTGGGCTAGAAACCAATATGTCGTATTGCACGAAGTTGCCCACCATCTCGATTGTTTCGAGGATGGGCATACCGATTCATTTGCGACAATCCTTTTAGATTTAGTGCGCCGTGAGATGGGCAAAGAAAAGGCTGAACTCCTTCAGGCTTCTTACCACTTACACGGGGTTAAAATCCAGAGTGGCAAGAAAGTCGTCAAGGCTCGTTGCCCACAATCCAGAAAAGAATGGGTAGCCGAGCAACGCCAGACAAAAACCGAACGCAAATCTAAAATCAACTCCCAGACCGAAGAAAAAGAGCAATTCAAATTGCGGGTTGCAAGAGGCGAAGAAATTCAATGCTGGTTCGAGAACTGTACTGGCTCAGCAAAAGGCGATGTTGATTTAATCCGCTGGTCACGCGAGCGCGTTCAATTTCAATGGAACTGGAGATGCCCACGATGCGAGCGCGGAAGATGGGAACACCAAAACCGTCAATACGATGTTGAGACACATGGCGTACTTACCATCTCTCGAAACGGCGTGTGGCGTTAAGGCTTCTTCTTATCAACCTTGCTGAAGGCTTCGTTGATTTCTGTGGTGGTTAGTTTTCCATCATCGAGGAATGAGCGAGCCAGAGATTCAACCACGGTTGCAACTCCAAGCAAGCCAGCCATAAGTGCGGCGGTCAATGGTTCAAGACCAAAGAGTGAACCTGCGCCAATAACGGATAGACCAGATGCGGCGAATACTGAAAGAATCCGCATTATTACATTGTTTACATTTTTCATTCTTCATCCTTATTTCTGCGTAGTGGGTAAGTGAGAATCCAAATTCCGAGGCACCATAAAGTCGCATAGGCAACTGCCGATTTAGCAGACCCGTCAATGGTTACCCATGCAATAAAGAAACCCAGCATGGTAAATAACTGACCGATTAGGTCATTGAAGAAGTTCTTCATTTACATTCTCCTTATAGATAGTGATGCAATTGCTCCCACGATGACCGAGGCAACAACAACTGTTTGTGATTCTTCTCGTTCTGTATCGGACATATCTGCTCCGATACTTCCTAGCGCCAGAAGTGCCTTGGCAGGGTCAGAGAAAATTGCCCCTACCAATTCGGCTGGGTTTGCTACCAACTCAAGGGCATCAGCGACCTCCGCTGTAATGACAATTGGTTCGCCACTTTCATCAACGCGGGTTTCAACTGGAGTCTCTGGAGGCAGGTCGCCGTAATCAATTCCCGCTTCAGCGATTGCCGATGCTGTTACTGGCTCGCCATCAAATTGAGCAATCAAGGCTTCAGCAACAATTTCTTTTTCGGCTTCCGTCAATTTGCCATCCGCTTGAACTGAATCCACAATTGATGCAACTTCATCGGCGGTGACATTGCCATCGGCTAAGATGTCATCCAATATTTCAGAGGGAGATTCAGATGGTGGTTCAGGAGATGGTTCTTCTACTGGCGTTGGTGGCTCTGCTGGCTCTGGTTCTGGCTCGGGCGCTACATCAGGCGGTTCAACTGGTTCGGGCTGAGGCTCGGGTTCGGGTTCTGGAGCAGGAGTTGGTTCAGGCTCGCTCGGCAATGGTTCTGGCTCAGGCTCGGGAATGGGAGTTTCATCGGGAGTCGGGGAAGGCTCGGGAGATGGATTAGGTTCTGGCTCTGGTGCAGGTGGCTCGGGTTCAGGTGTAGGTTCAGGTTCAACGGCAGGAGGAATAGGCGATGGCAAAGGTGTGGGTTCAGGTGTGGACTGCGAAGGTTCCTGGGGCTGTTGAGGTTGAGGAGTCGGAGTTACGGCAGGTTCAGGGGTTGGAGTCGCTGAAGAAGATGGTTCCGATGTTGGTGAAGGAGACGGCTCACTCGGAGTGGGCGATGGTTGCGGATTGGTCGCGGTCTCCGTTGGTGTCGGTTGAGGAGACGGTTGAGGTTCTTGAGCCGAAGGACTTGGAGACGGTTCAGGAGATGGAGAAGGAGAAGTCATATCAGGAGAAGGCGTTGGCGAAGGGCTGGGGCTGGGTTCTGGGGCTTGAGGGTCATCAGTATAAGCAAGACTGACCGCTAAAGATTTATATGTTCCACCGCAAGGGTCACCAAACAAATCATTGATTGCCATGATTGTCGCAATTGCTTTCCCTAAAAACATTTCTGCAACTTTTTCTACAGAACTCGGTGCATGACATTGACCGATTGAATATCCGTTTGGTGTTCCGTAACTTGCAAATATAACTGAGGTAAATATCTTTCCAATTGGAGCAGAAAGAGTTAGACCGTCATTTTCATTCACAGTACCATTCACGCTATTAACTTGAGGGGCAGGGGTAGGCGATGGAGTTTGTGATGGTTCTGGTGTTGGCGATGGGCTTGGCTCTGGGCTGGATGTTGGGTCTGGACTCGGGGAAAAAGTCGGTTCGGGAGTCGGAGAAGGCGTACTGGTTTCGGATGGTGAAGGACTTGGAATTGGAGTTACGGTTGGCGAAGGCGAAGGTGAAGGCTCGGGCGTTGGTGCAGGAGCAGGAGAACTCACCGAGACCGTAAAGATTGGTCCGTACCATCCACCCCAAAATCCAGCATCTATGCCTGAAACAGAAATTGTTGCTTGACCCGATACCACAGCGCTGACCGTTGCAACTTCGATTGTGTTGCCACTAAAACTTTGACCATTGATTGAAACTGTCCAGTTATCAGGTATTGGCGTACAGGAACCGATGCAGTTTGCGATTGTGTTATCAATGGTGACGGTGACGGTTGAGCCATCTGAGACGGATGTTATGTACGAGGCGCTACCGCCTCGATAATCAAATTGGATTGAACTGCCCGAGACATTGCCGTTTACCACGGATTCCCATGCGTTATCAGCCCCAGCATCATCTATGGGTAAAAGGGCTAGGAGGATGATGATGAGGAAGGCTATTCCTAAGCGCAAATACCTCATCTGACCCCCTTATTCGGGGTCACTAGGACACGATATGTAGCCCAATTGTACCAATGTGGAATAATCTGTGCTAAACTGGGGTTGTAAATGAATGAGAGAGAGGAATCAAATGTCACAGGTCAAAATCACATGGAAGGCTTTTGGTGATAAGCCAGAAATCGGGCGCTTCATTAGTTCTGTTGAATTCGAGACTGAATTCAAGGTTGAAGAAGCCGATGTAAACAAGTTCTTAGAGGTTGTTTACCACAATACAAATACATACTCAGGAAACTTATGGCAGATAATCGAGCCAAAGTTATCTGCAACTCGTACTCACACATCTATCTCAGTCGGTGACGAAATCGAGATTGACGGTCAGGTTTACATCTGCGCTGATTTCGGATTCGAGAAGATTGAGGATGTAGAAATCAAGAAAATTGGAGATTCAATCTTCTCCGTGTCATCAAAGGCGGTGGCATAATGACGATTGATGAAGCCAAGAAAATCGTTGGCAATCAGCCAACATGGGCGCTCAAGAATATGGTTAAGGCGCTCAAGATGCTCCCAGCGCTTAATACCGCTGAAGATGAACTAAACCTAGAAGCCGCAAAAGTAGTTCTTAGAGAGAGGAACAAAAAGTGAAGAAGTTAATCCTTACATCAGATGTAGAAAAGTCATCATACGGCGAGCGCTACTGTGTAAAGGTAGATTTTGCTGACCCTCGTATTGAGGGAACCTTAAAAATTGGTTCAATGGCATCACCTACACATATTCGTTACGAGGGTGATGTCACCATCAACGGCGTGGAATATCGCGTAAGTAATAACTGCTCTGTTGAGGCTACAAAGGTCGAACACTATGTACTCACCAAGCATGGCACTTTCTCAGAATATGCCAGCGCGAGCGCGAGAGAGACTTTTCGTAAGGCTCTTTCAGAAATCGTGGTCGAGGTACTCAAAGATAAGAAATTCGTAACCGAGCAGATTGAGACTGAATCGCAATATCTCGGCTACGACATCCAGCGTTTGCAGTCAGAGCGCGATTCTCTCGTTGTAAAGATTGCAGAACTCAATGAGGAAATTTCGCAGAAGATGTCTAAGCAATGGACAAATAAAGCCCTTGTAGGCTAAACTGGGGTTTAATAAGAGAGAGGATGAGAGATGGATATTGCTGAAGTAGAAACTAAAGAAGATTTACAAAAGTGGATTGTGCAGTTTTTCCCTGATGCAAAGGTCGAACTCTCATCCGAAGGCGTGATTATTAAAACTGGAGCAGATGTCGCAATGGGCGGGTATCTTTATCCACTCAAAGAGAGGTATGAAGATTGATGGAAGATGCAATTATTGTTCATTCGCCTGAATATGCGAACTGGGTCTTTGACCCTACACATCCAACGCAGGGTCGTAGATTCTTGCTTGGTCGCAACCGTGTAATTCTGGAAGGTCAAGACCGTCATCTCAACATTGACGAATTTCCGCCAGAGATTCCGCATACAGACGATTTGTTATTAGTGCATGACCCTATCTATGTCCATGATGTAACTATCAAGGGGCTATCAGATGAATGGGATGGCGCTCGCCATGACCTAGGAGACCTTGCAAAGTTATTTGTAGGGGGAACTCTTACCGCTCTTGATTTGCTCTTGGAAGAAAAGACCAAGTTAGCAATTCACTTAGCGGGTGCAAAGCATCATGCGATGCGTGACTATTCCAGCGGATTCTGTATCTTCAATGACTTTGCTATCGCCGCAACTAAATTGACCCAGATGGGCAAGAAGGTTGCGATATTCGATTGCGATGCTCACCATGGAGACGGTACTGAAGCGCTGACTCATGGCAATAAAGACATCCTCACATTCTCGGTTCACCAATGGGGAATTTTCCCAGGAACGGGATTGACTTCTGATTGGGAGCGCCATGCTCTTAACTTTCCTCTTGTCGCTGGTACCGATGACGAAGGTTTGACCGATGCAACTCAATCATTCCTTGATGTCTGTTTCGACTTTGAGCCAGACTTTATCTTTATCGCTTGCGGTGCAGATGCCTTAGCAGATGACCCACTTTCGGAATTGAAATATACCGTGGGTGGTTATGAACTCGCTATGAAAAGTATCCGTATGGCTTACCCAGACACGCCTATCCTGTTTGGAGGCGCTGGAGGCTATCTGCCAGACGACCAGACTCCTGACCTATGGGGCAAGGCAAGTCTCGCGCTGGTGGCTCCTAGGGGCTGACGGTACGCTTGAGCCATGACAACAATCGTGGCTATCCAGCAAAAGGACAAAGTTATTTTTGGGGCTGACTCACAAACAACTTCTTCCGATGGTCGAACATCTAATCACCCAAAAATGGTGAAGATAACCGAGCGCGGAGATTTCCTTATTGCTGGTTCTGGCGAATGTGCGCCTTGCGATATTGCTCAACATATCTGGAATCCACCTAAGCCAACTGCAAAAGACTTTTTAGATGTTTACCATTTTATGATTTCTAAAGTTGTTCCTTCGTTGAAGGCTTGCTTCAAAGAGCAAGAATACAAATGGAATGAATCCGATGATGGTGAAACTAAATTTGCTTTCTTGATTGCTGTCGGTGGTGAGGTATTCGAACTTGCTGAGGATATGAGCATCTCGCTTGATGGCAAAGGTTTCTATGGTGTCGGCTCTGGCTCCAGTTATGCCATTGGTGCGCTATCTGCTGGGGCTACGATTGAAAAGGCTTTAGAGATTTCAGCCGATAACGATGCCTACACATCTGCGCCATTCATCTATAAAACGCAAAAAAAGAAAGTTGCACCAACTCGGAATAAGTAGTATCTTACCCCTGTTATATTAACCAAGAGAGAGGTAAACAATGGATACAAATGAAGTCAATAAGAAATTCGAGGAAATCGTGAAGCCAAAGACAAAGGCAGTAAAGCGTAAGCCAAAGCGTGAGCCAGCAAAGTTCCCTGAACTGCGCTATCTCTGGGGCGTTGCATTGCTCGGGTCTTTCGTTCTATGTGTAATTACAGCGATTATTCAATCAATCTTAGAATCGGTGTAAAACCAACATATTTTCAACATCTTCGTTAGCAACCTCTAAAGCAAATGAGGCTTGCTTAACATCGAACTGTCGAGCATGGTGAACGCAAAAGTAAAGGTCGCCATGAATGAAACTGGCTCTTACGAGCGCGAGCGCTCCGCATCTGTCGCACCTATCTAAAGGCGTGAGACTGGTACGGAGCGTTTCCATGTCTTAAGCATATCCGAACAGATGTTCGAATGTTTTGGTTTGAATATACAACCCCCGTGTGGTATGCTTGGTATGTAAGAGAGAGGAGTGACCATGGAAATCTGCGTGAAATGTGGCGTTCAAATTGAAAAGTTTGAAGTGTTCCCAAAGCAGGTCTGTGTGAAGTGCTACGGAATCCAATTCCAAAAGGAATGGGCAAGCATCGTCAAGGTCGGGAGGTTCAAGTAATGAGTGAGCCAAGAATTAAATGCCTTGCTTGCAAGGAGAGAAAAACTTTCGACCAGATTGGCGAAGGCTTGGTATGCGTGGAATGTCAGGAGGCAAAGTGAGCCAGCAATACAAAGATTTCGAGTGGAAAACTCAAATATCCGCTGACGAGGGAACTGTAGATAACTACCTTTTCCGTGGCGATGTAAAGCCTGTAGCGCCTGATAAGGGCGACTTATGGCGAGCGCTTGAGTGGTTGGCTCTCTACGATGCTGGAGACGATTTAGAGGTCGCTCAGAGCCTTGCAAATGTCGTGGCGTTCTTATCATTCACCGCTGACACAAAAGAAAAGCGTGAAGTCATTGCTGAGGCTAAGAGGCAATACGCCAAGGCTCACGGAATAAAAGTTTCCCAAGTTAGGTTAAAGAAGTAGGATTATTAACCCCCGTATGGTATTCTTAGATTGTAAACGAGAGAGAGGAAATGCAAATGTCATCAGTAATCGAAAAGGTAAAAGTTCAGCCAAAGGTGGGCGACATTCTTTACTCATCATGGGGCTATGACCAGACCAACATTGAATTTTTCAAGGTCGTCAAGGTCAGCGATTTCTCCGTGTGGATTCAAGAAGTTCGTTCAGAGATTGTAGAAATTACAGGCTGGGCGCACGAAAAGGTGATTCCAACTGATTCTTCAGATTATCAGGTTCGTGACTGGGATAACCCAGGCGCATACATCACAAAGACTTATCCAATCCAACGCAAGAAGATTCAGTATTTCAGTTGGGATGCTGACGAGATTTACTATGTCTCTTTGAACTCCTTCTCACACGCTAAGTTGTGGGATGGAAAGCCAAAAGAAGCAAGCCACACACACTAAGGAGAGGAAAAAATGGGATACACACATTACTGGAAGTTTAATCAAAAGCCATCGGCTGAGAAGTTTGCCGAATTCATTGAAGGCGTTAAGCAGATAACTGCAACTGCCGATGAAGCGGGAATCGCTATCGGTGAAGAAGTTTACGAAGCAGGTTATGTGAGTTTCAACGGTGTTGGCAACGGTGCCTATGAGACTTTTGCCATTGACCTTGAGAATGAGGAAGATGATTTCTGCAAGACTGGTCAGCGACCATACGACACAGCGGTAACTGCATCTCTCATCCTCGCTAAGAAAGTGTTTGGCGATGACATCACAATCCGAAGCGATGGAAATTGGGCAGATTGGTCAGATGGGCAACTGCTCTTTGAATCCGTCTATGACATCCAGCCAGAATCCGTTCTCGCATGAGCGATGTATTGGAGACAATGCGGAAAGAGCGCCATGAGCGATGGCTCCGTGATTGGTCAGACGGGCTTGCCTGTTGTTACTATTGCGATAAGGAATACACGGATGCTCAGGTCATCGTGGTCAATGAAGAAAAATCATGCCCACATTGCAAAGAGCCAGAACGAAAGACTTACTACTATTGCAAAGAGCATGGTAGTTCTAACGATGATTGCGAGCGCTAAATGGCTGAAAAGAAGAAAGACACAAAAACTAACCTCGATACTAAGGTTTATTCAATCTCGGTTAATTTAACCGTGCAGATTCTTGCAGAGAATGAGAAGGATGCTCTTGAGCGCCTAGATTCTAACGGTGGCTATGTCACAAAGCGTGAGGTAGAGGTCATTAACTCAATTCCTCTTAATTCAACAAAGACACTTTCAGCCGTAGAGTAATTACAAAGTCCACGGATTCGATTGCGTGAAAGATAACGGCGAAATCGGTTCGTGAACAGTTTTATTCTCGTATAAGGCGAGGAGAATCGCTTCCGCTCGGTCAGGGGAGTGAACTCCTCGCTTTTTCATGTCTACCTTAGATTCAATCAAGATTCGACCTGATGAATCCGATTTGAATGTTGGACCTGCTAACTGAGCCAATACAGCGCGGTCTACATCTAGGCGTAATTCTTGCTTTTCATCTTTAGGCTGGAGCATGGCTCGGGTATTCCACCACATCTCGGCGCGTTGATTCTTGAACTTGGCTTGGTCTTTAGGTCGCTCTGCCACATTGACCCCAATAACCAAGGCTTTCAACTGTCGCTCTTTGACCCATCTATCCAATAACGAGACAACTCCCCAGCCTACGCCAATCGTGTCAATCTTGACTCGTACCATATCTGGTACCGCTCTGCTCTTATGTTCGGCAACTGCTTTCTCTATCTCACCAATAATCACACCTGCGACATCAACGGCGTTCGCATTAGCCTTGCCAGATGAGCGATGAGTAATCGAGACTTTGTATCCATCTGCCTTTGCGATTACGAATTCATCTCCGCCATCGGATGCAATATCCACTCCGAGACGGATAACGCTGGATTCGAGATAATCTTCGTTCTGTGTCGCCTGTTCTGCCCAATGATAGGGAATGACTTTTCCTGTTCCCGTTTGTGGGAATCGGGCATTTACACGGGCTTCAACGAATGGAGAATCTTCTCCGAATTCCCCAATTACATCATCCACCCAACTCTGGTCTACTAGGTGCGTAGCGACTGCGTGAGCCTCTACATGGGGTGGGCAACTGCGACATTGACCAGTTTCCTCACCCGTGAAGTTAGGGGTGTCATAAGCCCCGATAGGGATGTTTGTGTAGATAGGCGAATTACAGATGCGCTCGAACCATGTCTGCTCTTGGTCTGTCGGTGGGTTACCCAATACTAGGAGGCGTGTGTGTCCACCCGTCATAAGCGCTTCAAGGGCTGAGCCAATCTTGTCCGAGATACCACCCGCTTCATCCACTACTACGAGCAGATGCGGTGCGTGGATACCTTGAACTGCCGCTTCGTTATTATCGGCTGGGCGAAAACCATAGGCAACTACGGTGTCATCCATTTTCCATTCAGTCGTAAGAATTTCCCCAGGAAGTTGATTGGCAATGTGAACTCGGCGGATGTTAGCCCACATGATGTTTCGAACCTGCTTGAATGTTGATGCTGTAGTGATAGCCATAGCGGTTCCAGGCGGGTGAACTGAAATCCACCATGCAACGGCTCGCGCCGCTAAGTGAGATTTTCCAGGAGCGTGACAAGCGGGAACTGTAGTTCTCTTATTGTGAATGATGGATTCGAGAATCTCGCGTTGTTTAGACCAGAGCGTTTCACCTAATCCTTCTTCGATAAATCCAATTGGGTCATTCTCATATCTAGCCCATGGGTTTTCTATCTCAGCATCGAGAATTACACCTAACGCATTTTTCTCGTCATCGGTAAGCGAGAGATAAATCTTTGTTCTCTCCTCTGGCGTGGCATTGAGAACTAGGTCTACTAGCCGTTCAGCCATCTCTACCTCTTTCGAATTGCTAAGACCTTTGCAATCTTATCTTCTAAATCGCCCATTTCAATCTGTACTTTAATCGCTTCACCATTGCTTCCGCCAATTTCAAATCTATCTGTCTTGCCGAACTCCTCTGGTACTTGGCGCTCTAGCCACCATGCGGCCGCTCTCCAATCTCCATCGTTACCGCTCTTTGCGATAACTGCAACCTTTTTAGTAATTGCTTCTGCTCTAGCCTGTTCGACTCGCTGTAAAAATTGTAGAAATATAACTTCGGTGGGATTATCTTTTGCGTTTGGCACTAGCGCTTGGCGTTCTCTTTCAGCCAATCCGCGACTCATCCAGTTATAGAAAGTCTTTTCCGCTATCCCTGAAGCGGTAACTGCCTTTCGAACAGGTGTTCCAATTCGGATGTAGTCAAGGAGGGTTTGCTCTTTAATCTCCTCAAGGAGCGCAGTAGGTCGCCCAGCCGATTTTTTGGCAGGTGCCTTCGCTGGTTGTTTCTTCGCTACTGTTGATGCCATTGGCTTATTCTACCTCGGTTGTACACGCTTCTAATGGTATCTGTAATAACTCGGCTATGTCAGTCCAGCCGTATATCGTGTTAGCCCATGTGTTCAAATCCTCGGTGTGAACTCGCATTGAATGATTACCTACTCGGATGTTTGTTCGACCAATTGGAATATGCCCAGGCTTGGTCTTTCCTCCTGAAAGAATCTCGGCTACTTCTTCCCTAGAGAATCCCGTTCCCTTGGTACTCGTACTGGTCAGTAACTTATTTAGTTCTTGAGAGTCATAGGTGGCAAGGTCTGAAGTTCGGTTATCCACGATGAGGATTTTGATTTCCTCTACATCATCTACTTCAATCCAATGAACTGCAATCTTCTCCCAGCCAAGTTGAACTGCCGCTTGAAGTGTGTGGTTTCCTGATACGCAATGCTTTGTAGGGCGATTGACCACAATCGGTCTGTACTGCCCCATGGTTGAGAGTGAATCAATGATTGCTCCAATATCACCCTCACGCGGATTCAAGGGGTGAGTAAGAATCTCGTTCACGGATACGGTTTCTACATCTTCAGGCGAACTCTCCGAGCGCTCCTCAATCCGTTCTGGCTTCTCCATGATTCGCTCTGGAAATCCTAGGCGTTGTTTAATCCCTGCGTTGGCTTTGCTCTTAGTCTTTCCGAACTCCTCGTAAAGTTGCTCTTTCCACGCATCGTAGGCATCTTGCTCAACTGAAAACTTCCACGCCGCTATCTTTACCTCTGGGTCATCCTTTAGGTTCCCAGAGGTTCCTAAAGGTTCCTTTTGGTCACCTGATATGAGACGGTCAAGCGTATCTACCTCGGACTGTGTGAATCCCGTGCCATCCAACTCAGGAAGCGCTTGCAAGAGGCTTTTGAGAAGTGGCTCGTTATATCCAGCAAGGTCAGTTAGGCGGTTATCGGCTAGAACAATCTTCTTGGCTGTGTCATCGTCTACATCAACGAGAACTGCCTTTATCTTTTTCCAACCAAGTTTCTTAGCCGCTTTAAGAGTGTGATTACCTGCGAGAACAAACTTGGTACTCGCTTGAACCACGATAGGGCGATATTGACCATGAGCAGTAAGCGATGATGCAATGGCATCTATGTCTCCTCGTCTCGGATTAGTAGGGTAGGCGGTAAGCGAACTGATACTTACACTTTGAATGTTTCCCGTCTGGATATTGGCTTTCATTTAACAAAGAGCCAAGCCTCGAAATTGTAAAACTTCCAGAACATCGTGCCAACTGTGAAGCCAGCGTTCTCAGCCATAATGTAATTACGCATTGAGGTATTGGTCTGCATGATAGGGCGAAGGTCTCGCTCTTTCTTCATAATCTCGGATGCGCTGAAGTGAAGGCGCTTGAAGTCGTAGTACGCCGAATTCATAACACGCTCAAGTTCTCCAGACTCCTCATGCACTTTCTCAGCCCAGATAAAAGCCCCGCCCTCAGCCAACTCATCGTAGACAAGGCTCAAGATATTAGGGCGGTCTGCCAATGGTAGGAACTGAAGCGTAAAGAGTGAGATGACCAAGGATGGAGTCTTGCCCAGATTCTTGAATGAGCGTAAATCCTTTTGGACATATTGAACTTCGTCATGGCTATCAGGTAACAAGTTGCCAGAAATATCAATCCCCAGTTTGGTTCCCTCAAATGGAATGGACTCAAGAAGTTTGCCTGTTGAGCATCCTAAATCAACAATACTGAAATCTTCTTTTGCGTAGAAAGTAGCCAAGTCTCGAACTGAATCATTCAAAAGGTGATAGTTCGGGATGGACTTAGCGATGTGGTCATCAAAGTCTGTAATCGTGTCAAATGAAAATGGCTCAGTAGAACTCATGTAATTTTCTCCCCATTGCTTCAACTACTGGAATCGTGATTGTGCGCCCACATCGTTCGTAGCGCTGTGTGTCTGGAACTCTTGAACCGTCTGCATAGAACTCTGTCCAGCCATCGGGTAATCCTTGCAAGCGCTCGCACTCAAGCGGTGTAAGTTTGCGGATTCCAAAGTCATTTTCGTTACCAATTTGAACTCCGTGTCTATCTTGAGCCGTAATTGTGTACATCGGGTCGCCATCATCTTTAATCATTCGACCATTCGGACTCTTATTGACTCGGGCTACATCTAAGACAGGGCGCACAAAAGGAACATTTCCACCGCCTGTACCCATCTGGGCTAAAAGGGTTGGAACTATTCCCTCGTCATAGGTACGCATTGCTTTATCTCTACGGCTCCAAGTCTCAACTACATAAGGGCGAGAGTTCCCGCCTTTGTAGTAGTGAGCATCTATGGTTGGAGAAATGTCGGAGAAAAGCCCCTGCCTTCCTTTTTGTTGGCGGATGTTCGTCTCATTATCTCCGCTACCTGTTTTTCCGATAGGGAATACTTTGGGTCTGGCGTGACTTCTAAGATTTGCGATAAGGAATACCCGTTCTCGGTGCTGTGGGATACCGAAGTTTTGGCTGTCAAGCAACTCCCATTGACAGTCATACCCCATTTCATCCAAGACTGCCAAGATGATTCCAAAGGTTCTTCCTTTGTCGTGGTTGAGGAGTCCTTTGACATTCTCAAATAAGATGTACGGTATTCCTTTATCCCGAGCGAGGCGAAACATTTCAAAAGCGAGTGTGCCTCTAGTGTCCTCCAAAGAGAACCCTGTTCTGTTTCCCGCAGTTGAAAAAGTTGCACAAGGAAATCCTCCAACGAGGAGGTCGGCATCTGGAAGGTCTCCAGCGGAAACATCTCTAATGTCTCTGCCATCTGGTTTGTCTCCGAAGTTTCTTTCATAAATACTCCTTGGTTTGTCTAGCCACTCATTAGCCCATACGCACTCATGCCCAGTATTTTCTAAGCCGAGGCGAAATGCACCAATGCCAGCAAATAATTCAATGAACTTCATTAACCTTTACCTAACTCTCTCTAAGTAAAGGCTAAAGCGCTGGCTTTGCTGGGCGACCTCTACGGCGTACTAGATTTCCCGCCTCGTCATAAACGGGCGCTCTATCAATATCGTTGCGGATGATTTTGTAAATCAACTGCTCTGAAACTCCCATAGCATCTGCAATCTCGCGGTATGTAATACGCTGTTTGCGAAGTCGCAGAATCAACTGCTTACGGCGCTTACCTAAATCTGAAATCTGATTCTGATGTTCTCGCATTGCGTTTGTAAGCATACGAACTTCATCTAAACCACGACCATCTAATTGTTCTGCTGTCTGTACATCGCTCATTATTTCTCTCCTTCGAAGATTTCTTCCCAATTGATGTCGTCATTGCTTGGATGGAACATCCTTTTATTTTGTCTAATCGCCTCTAACTCTGCGCTCATTTTTGCTTTGTGATAAGCAAGTGCATAAGCAATAAATATAGGTGCGAATAATACAAGAGTAGTAAATAATCCTACTACAGTCAATATTAAATTCCAGTTCATGCTTTCCTCTCTTTCTTTGCCCCTCTTATGTATAGAACTAATGAATTTCTATCGTTTTGAGGAGGTAGAAATATCAGAGACTTCATAAACTTAGATGAGTCATCTGGCAAAATACCTGCATCAACGATTCCATCAATTGCCGCTTTTACTGCTGGGTTACACGCCCCTACATCCTGTAGGCGACCCCCTTTTTGGTGAGGTTCGACTGTAACTGAAATCCATTCCATCTCTGGCATCTTTTCTGATTTAGCCAGAACATAAAATGCCGAGCGCCAAGTCTTGACCAACTCAGCCCGTTCCCATCGGTTGCCAGCGCGTTCCCCGTTGGTTGTCCAAGGGCGTTGCGCCAACTCAAGGCGATAGACGAGTTGTTCATGTTCATCGGTTCTGCATAGGCAATCCATGGCTTAAAGATAAGGGTCACCTGAACTCCTGTCGAATTCCCACTTCTCCCCGTCATTGAAGATTTTCCACGCTTTACCGTTATCGTCAATGAAAGGAATTTCCTCAGCGGATTCAACTTTGGTGAGCAAGAATCCTCGTTCCCTAGCCTTGTCTCGATAAGACTCAACCCAGCCATGACACCCAGTAACTCCCGAGCCACATAACAAAATTAGGTTTGCTGGCAAGTGCAACTGCTCGTTACGAGAACCGCCCATGCGCCGTGGAACTCTGTGATGAACTGACCAACCGAATCTATCCTCTAGCCCACCACATTTTTCGCATCGGTAATTGGCTCGGTAAAAAACTTGGAAGCGAACCTCATCACCTACCTTGAGTTTAGGTTTAGCCATTGGAGTCTCGCGTTCGCCAAAGATTCTGTGCAACCAGAGCAGATGTGTTCGCTCGTTTGTAGCGCCGTAATCGAAGCCAATCTGCAAATCGGAATATCCTCATAGGTCAGATGCCACCTCTCCGTTACCATCTGCCATATCAGCACTTGATTTGCCTTTCGCTAATGTTTCCCGAATCTGAGATAAATAAAAATTCACTTGCTCTGGTGTCGCCGCTTTTGTCCGAGTATCTTCCAACTCCAACATATAGCGCTGGGTTGCTTCTCGGTCTCTTTCATTCTGTCGCTGTCGAACCCATTCTTTGTTGAAATATACGGGAGCAATAACCTTTTCGTCATTCATGTAATGAACCGACACAAAATACTTTGCGAACTCAAAAGTCATATCTGGCAACAAAGCGGAATCCCATGCAAGGATTTTTCCCTCATCGGCTTGAAGCCGACCATCAAAAAGACAGGCGTAGGCAAAAAGTTGGGCTACCTCAGAACGGTTCATTCCCTATCGCCCTCTCTCTTTCTTCTTCATCAATAAACTTTTGAGCAATATCCAACGCTCGCATAACTGAGGTCTCGGTACGAGTCACAGCATTACCGCGACTCGGCAGAGGAGTATCAGTCCAGCGCTCTTGATTTAGCCAAGTAGATGCGTGAGCCGTGAACTCAGGCTGACGATTAGGGTCACTAGCAAATCTCTTTGCTCCCTCAATAATCAACTCAACAGAGGCTTTTTTGCAAGCCTTCATAAATGCTGTCCTTGCCGCGCCTTTGGCTTCTTTTCTTGGATAGATAGCCCAAAACAAATTGAACTCCGAATCCGAAGGATTCGTGTGTATATCTATATTGGGTATGGGTATGGGTATGGGATGGGTATGGGGCGGTTGAACTTCGCCCGAAGTTACGCCATCTGTTCGCCGTAACGACCTAGAGCGTTGCATACGGTCTGCCGCTTTTTTACGCTCAGTTTCGACTTTTTCCTTCGTAAATTGGTACTCATCGTAACCCAAAATCTTGATGTCATCCCCGCAAATTTCCCACAAGTTTGCTCCAACTAATGCCGAAATATGGCGAGAGTTTGATAGTTTTTTAACCGTATTTATCGGAATAATGCCATCGGTAAGGTAGGCATTGGAATAGCAAAGGGCTGTGATGTAAAGACGGAAGGCTCCGTCACTCAATCCAATAATCTTTGGATGGTTAGGAAACCCATCATCAATCCTTACCCAAGTCATTCTCTCTCCTTCAATGTTAGAAGTGATGTCCACAATTAGGACATGATTTCTTTTGCTGGCGTAATTCTATTTTTCGGTTATCTATGAACTCGGGTAACACATAGACCTTGCAACGGTTACGAGTATCTTTCAATCTCGCAATTCGTTCGGTCAGATGGAGAACGGACAATACACCCGATGCCGACCCATGGTGAAGTCCGAGGGCTTCAGCCAACTCTTTCCAAGTCGCTCCATGCTTACCGCGATTGGCTAGGTAGGTAAGCGCCGCGATTTGGCGCTTACCTGTAGTTCCATCGGAATCTTGAACTCTCGCTCTTTCTTCAGATGAATCTGAACCTGACCAACCAGATGTACCGTTATAGGGAACTTCAGGAAACGCTAACTGTGTCATCGCTTGACTCCTTAGTGGTTGAAGTTTCAACTACTGGGGAAGTGCCGACACGAACTTGAGCCTCCTTGAATGAAATTCGTAATGTTTCAAGTATTGATGGCTCAATCGCATCTTTGTACTTGGTGATGTAAGCGCCTAATTTGGCGAGTCCATCAAGGTCAGATGATTCAGAGATTGCCTTGGCGAGCGCCTTTGTATCAACTACGACCTTTTCTGAACGCTCGTAACTTTGACTGTCTGGGTCTGGCTCGTCAGTTGGTAGCGATAGTGTTTGGAGGAGCGCTGTTCGAAATGCAACAGACATCGCCTTAGCGGTTGCCTTATCTCCTGAATCCATTGCCTCACCTACCACCGTGGCTTTGATTGCATCTCCACCTGCGCCGATAAATGTGTAAGTCACTTTAACTTTTACATGACCCATTACGGTACGATTCTTCCCAATTTCAACTGAGTGATATTCATAATCCTCAACTGAAGGCACAACGATTACGCCATGCTTTTGAAGTGCAGGTGATACTGCATTTACAACTGCATCAATGCCACGGAAATTAAATCCTTGGGATGCGTTGCGGTCATTTTTCTTGACTGCTCCAACTTCCTTCATAACTTCATTCAGGGCTTGAGCAATTGATAGTGTTTTGGTTTCTGACATTTTCTTCTCTCTCTACTCGGTTACGAACTTGACTGAAGTTTCGGCTGGAACAACCTTGACCTCGGGGATAATTTCGCCTTGGGTTGAAATTACCACACCTTCTTCGGTAATCAAAGCCTTTAACGCAGATTTGTCTACATCAGTTTTGATTCGCAGAAGTGAAGGGTCATTGACCTTTGCCCACTCAATGAATTTAGATTCATCATTGAACTCAATGCGTGGCTGACCAGCCGTAGTCTTGAGTGAGCCATGGGGCAAAGTTACCGTTTTGCGACCCTCAGAGCGCTGTAGGAGCGCGTAAGGGGTAAGAACTGCCTCAAAGTACAGGGCATCTCGGTCAAGGGCTGTATTGACCGTTGAGAGCCATTCCGTGATGCGAATAACTTCTGCATCGTAGATAGCCTTATTCTCGGCTTGCTTGCGCCGAATGATTGCTAATTTGCGAATTGCCCAATCAGCCTTTTGGTCTGTATCAACTACAAAGCCCTCATTTTCCGCTGAGATTGAAGATACAGCGGGATGGTCGAACTCATTGATTTCTGGTTGTGTTGTCATATTGCTCCTCTCATAGCGAGAGGTTACACACCCCCAGTTGGGTATGTCAAATCCTACAAGCCGATGATTTGCCCAACATATACGGAGGCACCGACAACTGTGGCAATGATGAGAGCGCCGACAGTACGAACCACCCACTCGGAGCGAGATTCCATCTTTTCAACTCGGTCAAGGATTGATTCCATTGCCTGTTGAAAACGAGCAGAATCAGATGAGTAGACATCACGGCGAACATAAGTTTCGCCAATATTGATATTGATTTGTTTGACTTCTGTAGTCAAGTCATCAAGCCTACGCATGATTTCCCCGAGGGTTGGTTCGTGTTCTGCCATGATTATCCTTTGAACTTAGGGCGACCAAAGCCGACAACTGCAAGAGGTAATCCTTTTTTAGCGCTTTTTTTGTAGGCGCGAACCTTCTTGGCAACTTGTCCACCGTTTCGCTGGTCACCTTTCTTGTCTGGGCTGGTATTTCCTTCGATACAGGTAACTGTTCCGTCACCGTTATCTTTCAAAACAATTCCTACATGAGAAATCCGATTGACCCCATCCATCGGGAAATCAAAATAGGCAATATCCCCAGGCTGAGGAGTTGCTGTTTCTGCATCCTCCCAAGCGTTAGCCTTCTTATAGGCGTTAGCGCCAGCCAAAGTTGAGACTGTATTTACAATCTTTACGCCGCTTTCATTCCCGCACCACATGACGAAACTTCCGCACCATGGTAAAAAGTTAGCCTTTGTGTAAGCCCCGTACTTTGTTTCGTTATCCTTTGGACCTTCAATCGTTCCGATTTCTTTGAAAGCGGTTTGAAGGAAAAGTTCAACTGAGCCTTTCTCTGCCATTACTTTGCCGACTTCTTAGCGACAGCCTTCTTCGCAGGTGCCTTCTTAGTAAGTTTTTTCC